GACCGACAAGGTATTCCGCGTCGCCGCCTCCACCACCAACACGTTCGAGCTCGAAGGCGCCGACACCAGCGACGTGAACATCTACCCGGCCGGCGGCGGCATCGGTTCGGTGAAGAAAGTCTCCGGCTGGACGCAGCTGCAGCAGGTCCTGCAGACGCAGTCGCAGGGCGGCGAGCAGCAGTTCGCGACCTACCAGTTCCTCGAAGGCGATCGCGAAGTTCGTCTGCCCACCACGAAGTCTGGCGGCGGCCTGACGATCAACGTGGCTGACGATCCGACGCTGCCGGGCTACATCCTCGCCAGCAAGGCGAACGACGACCGCGTCGAGCGCGCGGTGCGCGTCACCACGGCGAAGGGCAGCAAGATCCTGTACCTGTCGTACATCACGATCGACAAGACGCCGAGCATGGACGTCAACGCCGTGATGGCGTGCCAGGCGACGCTGTCGCACCTCAACGAGCCGGTCCGCTACGCGGCCTGATCCCCCATCGCGGGGCAGGGTTGCCTGCCCCGCAGTTTTGAGAGCCCCCGATGTTCAAGATCAAGAGCGACCCGACGTTCCCCGCCACCATCACCATCATCGGCCAAGGCCGCGAGCAGAAGCTGGCGCTCGTGTTCCGCCACCGCATCCGCACCGAGTACGCGGATCTCCTGCAGGCCGTCGCCAAGGGCGAGAAGACCGTCGAGGACGCCGTGCTCGAAGTCGTCGAGTCGTGGGAAGCGGATGCGGAGCTGAGCCGCGACACGCTGGTGCTGCTCGACGAGCAGCAGCCAGGCGCGTGCTGGGCAATCCTGATGGGCTACCAGAGCGCGCTGGCGGTCGCCCGCAAGGGAAACTGATCGGCGGCGCACAGGCTCTCTACTGGACGAAGCCGACGGCTCAAGACCTCAACGGCTTCGATCCCGAGGACTATGCGTCGCCCGAGCAGCAACGCACTTCCGTCTACTACGACCTGGACGCGAAGGATTGGTTCTTCGACCTGTGGGAGGAGAACTGGCCGCCGCTGCAGCTCTACATCCAGTTGCAGACGCAATGGCGCGTCGGCATGGGCGGGCCCTACGGTCTGGACTACAACGTCGTCTTCCACGAGCTGGACCGGAAAGGCCTCGAACCCGAGGCCTACGAAGAAATGCTGGCGGCGATGCGCGTCGTCGAAGAAGTCGCCCTGAAGGCGATCACGAAATCGAACTGACCACGGCCCGCCTCGCGCGGGCCTTTCCTTACTGGGACGGCAATGACTGAAGTCATCGGCACCGCGCGCCTCGATATCGTGGTGAACACCGAGGACCTGGAGCCCGCGATCGAGCGCGCGAAGCGCGGCGTGACCGGCATGTCGCAGGCGGCCCAGGCCGAATACCAGAAGCTCAGCGGAGCAGAGCGCCGGCGCGCGGATGCGTTGATCCGCCAAGCCGATACGCTGGGGCTAACGCGCGCACAGCAGGTGGCCTACAACGCCACGCTGCGCACGTCCGGCGCGCTGCAGGACGAAGTAATCGGGCGCATTCGCGCCGCCGAGGCGGCGACACGCTCTGGCGCCAACGCGCTCAATCAGTACGGCCAGTCCGCGAAGCAGGCGCAGGCCGCGCTCCGCGGCGTGCCCGCCCAGCTCACCGACATCATCACTTCGCTGCAGGGCGGGCAGAGCCCGCTCACCGTGCTTTTCCAGCAGGGTGGCCAGTTGCGCGACATGTTCGGCGGCGTGGCGCCGGCGGCCCGCGCGCTCGGCGGCGCAGTGCTGGGGATGATCAACCCGCTGACGATCGCCGCCGGCGCTGCTGGCGCGCTTGCGCTCGCCTGGCATAAGGGGTCTGAGGAAGCGACGCGCTTCAATGAGGCGCTGATCCTCACCGGGAACTACGCGGGTAAGACCGCCGACGAGCTCGCGATGCTCGCTCGCCAGTTCGATGCCATGGAAGGCGTCACCACTGGCAGCGCGGCGGCCGCAATCGCCGCCGTTGCGGGAACCGGTCGCTTCACCGGCGAGCAGCTGGAAATGGTGGCGAAAGCCGCCGAACAGATGCGCGCGGCAACCGGCAAGGCCATCGAAGAAACCATCGAGGAGTTCGAAGGCCTGCGGAAGGATCCGGTAAAGGCGATTCTCGAACTGAACGACAAATACCACTTCCTCACGCGCACGCAGCTGGACCGCATCGAGACGCTGAAGGAGGAGGGGCGCGAGCAGGACGCGGTCGCAGAGGCGATGCGCACCTACGCCGGAGTCATTGGCGATCGCACGCCGCAGATCGTCGAGAACCTCGGCTACATCGAAAAGGCCTGGCGCGGGATCAAGAACCTGACGCGCGAAGCAGTGGACGGCCTGCTGAGCGTGGGCCGCGCTGCGCCGGTGCAACAGCAGATCGCGGATCTCACGCGCGCCAATTCGGTCGCATTCAATGAGCTGCAGCGCTTCGACCCGTCGTCGGACATGGCGGCGTACATCAAGAAGGGCATCAGCGAGCGCTACGACGAAATCAAGCGCCTCAACAAACAGCTCGCGGAGGATGCGGCGAAGGCGAAGCCGCAGGCCACCGTGGACAGCGCCACGGAGCGCGCACGCCTGGAGGCCGAGAAGGAATTCGACCGCGCGGCGCTGTCCAACCTCGACAAGAAGGCGAAGCTCGAGCGTGAGATCGCCGACCTCAAGGAAAAGGGCGCGAAGGCGGGCAAGAGCGCGGCGGAGATCGACAAGGCCGTCAACGATGCGCGGGCACGCTTCGCCGAAGCCGAGGCGCGGTCCCAGCGGAAGGGTTCGAAGACCGATCCGACGGCGGCGCTGCTGAAGCGAGTCCAGGACCAGACCGCGCTCAACGCGGAGCAGGCGCGCAGCACCGAAACGCTGACCGCCAGCGAGCGCATCCGCATCCAGGTGCTGGAGGAGCTGGAACGAATCGGGGGCAAGGTGTCGGCTGGGCGGCGTGCCGAGATCGACGCGGCGCTCGAACAGCTGCGCGTCAGTGGCGAGCTCGCCGAAGCGCACAAGAAGGAAGTGCTGGCCAAGCGCGAACTGGCGAAGCTGCAGGACGAGATCACTGCGCGCGAAGGTATCCAGCGCGAGCAGAACAATCTCGATCTCGCGCGCTACGGCATGGGGAGCGACGCCGCTGACCAGGCGCTGCGCCGCCTCGACATCGAGCGCCAGTACGCGAAGGAGGTCGAAGACCTGCACAAGCGGGCAGCGTCACAGCAGCGCGAGGTGCTCGCCGAGGAGGAGCAGGCGCTGCGAGAGAGCCGCGACCGGATGATCGTCGAGGAAGAGCGTTACCAGCGAGAGCGCGCCGCGGCGATGGGCGACTGGCGCAACGGCGCGACCGCCGCGGTGCAGGACTTCGTCGCGGACTCGGCCGACATCGCGGGCCAGATGTACGACATCTGGAGCGGCGCGTTCTCGGGCCTGTCGGACGTGATCACCGACTTCATTACCACGGGCAAGGGCGATTTCGCAGGGTTCCTCAACAGCCTGGCCGCTGACATCACCGCCTTCGTGGTGAAGCAGCAATTGTCGAAGTGGCTGGGGCAGCTATTCGGTGGCGGCCGCGCAGCTGGTGGTGAGTTCGGCGGCGAAGCGATGGGCACGATCTTCGACCTCTGGTCGAGCAGCGGCTGGGGCTTCGCGTCGGGCGGCTACACCGGCGCAGGCGGGAAGTATGAGCCGGCCGGCGTCGTGCATCGCGGCGAGTACGTGATCAATGCCGAGGCCACCCGGATGCTCGGCCGTTCGTTCCTCGACCGCCTCAACGGCGGCCAGGTGCCGGTGGTGAGCGGCGGCGGTGGTGGCGACACCTACGTGGTGAACGTGCCTGTGACCGGGCGAGTGGACACGTCGACGCGGTTGCAAATTGCAAACAACGTGACCCGTGAGCAGCGCCGCGGCGCGAGGTTCAAGTGATGGCCTTCGACGAAGACAGCTTCATCGATTTTCGCCTGAACACGAACTACCGCTATGGGTTCGTTGGCGGTCCGAACTTCGCCACGCTGGAGAAGCGCCTTCGCTCCGGCGTGACGCGCCGGCGGCCGTTGATGGACATGCCGCTGCATCGCTACCGCGCCGAGCTGGCGACCTTCAACGAGGAAGAGCGCGCGGCGTTGCTGGATGCAATCTGGGTCGCAGAGGGCAAGGCCTACACCTTCCGGTTCCGCGACTTCAACGACTGGCGCGTCAGCAATCAAGTGCTCGGTTTCGGTGACGGCACGAGCACGCCGTTCCAGCTGGTCAAGCACTACACGCGCGGGCCGAAGACCAAGAGCCGCGACATCACGCTGCCGGTCGACGTCGCGATGACGGCCGACGGCGTGCCGTTCACGGGGTTCGTAGTGCAGCCGATCGGCGGGCTGGTGATCCCGACGACGGTCTGGCCCGCCGGTGCGCTGCTCGCCTGGACGGGCACGTTCGACGTCTGCGTGCGATTCGCGAACGACTACAACCCGCTGACCAGCGTGGCCAGCCGCGTCAACGAACTGATGATCGAGCTGCAGGAGGAGCGTTACGGATGAGCCGCATCATCCCGGTTTCACTTCAGCCGAAGCTCGATCGGCACGTCGGCGTGTTCACCCGGTGCGTGCGTTTCCGGTTGAAGAGCGGCCAGGCGCTCGGCTTCGCGATGTGGGATCGCGACATCACCTACGACCACGGCGATGGGTTCGGCCCGATCACGTATTCCGCATCGCAGGGCATCGATCCGTCGACGATCGCGTCGGATGTGGAGTACTCGGTTTCGAACTCGGAAGGGCGGATCCTGGTCTCGACGACGCTGCAGGGCTTGACCTTGGAAATGGTCGAATCAGGCGCCCTGGACGACGGTCAGTGGGATTGCTTCGTTCTCGACCAAACCAACCCGGCGACGGGCACCGCGTGCCTGCTCGATGCTGGAGACCTGGGCGAAGTTCGCACCGAGAACGGGCTGGTCGTCATCCCGGAACTGCTTTCCTATGCGATGCGGTTACGCCAGCTCATTGGCGGCGTGTGGCAGCGCCCAGGCCGATGTGTTTTCGGCACGCCCGCGAACTCGCAGACCGGTTGCGGCGTGAACGCCGAGATCCTGTGGCAAGACGGCATCGTCGCGAGCGTCGGCGCTGAGAGCGATCGCTCGTTCACTGGCAGCTTCGCGGGCTTCTTCCCGGGACGGCTGGAATTCACGAACGGGCCGAACGTTGGTCGCCGGTACGCGATCGAATCGGTAGACGGAAGCACCATCACGCTCGCAGAGACGACGCCGTACGCCATCGAGGATGGCCATCAATACCGGCACCGCCCTGACTGCACGAAGCTGAAGGAAGGACCGCTGGGCTGCGACAGCTACGGCAACTGGCCGAACTACAAAGGCGAGCCCACGATCCCCGTCGGCGACGGAGTCGCAGGCAGCGTACCGGGTGGCAAGTTGCCCGGCGGTGGTGGATGGGTGGGCGAAACCCCGCCGAGGGCGCTCGCGTGAGCGGCGCGGATCTCGCAGTCGCGCACGCGCGATCGATGATCGGCACGCCGTGGCGGCATCAGGGACGGAAGCCATGGGCAGTGGATTGCCTCGGCCTGGTGATCCTGTCGCTGCGCGCCGGCGGCTGGTCGCGCTCCGTCGAGGTCCCCGCGCGCTATGGCCGCGAGCCGTGGGATGACCGCTTGCGCCGCGGCCTGCGCGATCACTTCGGTAACCCTGTCGGCGAGCCGTGGTCGATGGGCGACGTCGCACTCGTGCAGTGGGGAAATGGCGAGCCGTCGCATGTCGGCCTGCTGGCTGATCACGTGCACGGCGGCCTGTCGATCGTCCACTCGATCAACCTCCATGGGGTGATCGAAACCGCGCTCGCCGGCCGCATCCGTGATTGCGTGATCGAGGCGTATCGACCTCAGTGGGGTGGGTGAGTGGGTCAATACGGCGCAATTATCGGTGGCGTCGTAGGCGCCATCGTCGGCTCGTTCGTCCCCGGTGTCGGCACCTCGCTCGGCTGGGCCATCGGCTCCGCACTCGGCGGCGCGTACTCGGCATCGCAGCAGGTCCTGCCTGGTCCGAAGATAGGTGACGTCCAGCAGCAGACGTCGCAGGAAGGCGGATTCCGGCCAATCATCTTTGGGCGATCGCATCCGATCATGGGCAACGTGATCGCCGACAGCGATCCGCGGATCGTCAAGAAGCGCGAGCGCCAGGGCAAAGGCGGCCCGAAGGTCGAGACCGAATACGCCTATCGCACGTACGCCGTCGGCTTTTGTGAGGGTGAAGCATCGCTCCTGCAGGTCTGGCGCAACGGGATCCTGGTGTACGACGTCGAAGATCCCTCGATGTCGGCGGAGAACTCCAAGTTCCTCGAATACGCGAAGTGGCACACCGGCACCTTCGACCAGATGCCCGACCCCGACCTGCAGGCGATCTACGGCGCCAGCAACACGCCGTTCTTCCGCGGGACGGCGTACCTGGTGCTGGCGAGCGAAGACGTCACCGACCAGCGCGGTGCATGGTCGCAGTGGCAGGTCCGTGTGTTCCGCGGCGCAGCGAAACGCGTGACGACGACGCCATACCCCGTTGAAATCGTGGATGCGTTTGAGCCGCGACTGTCAACTAGCCGCGGTCAGCTCTACTCGATTCCGATCGAAGAGTTCTCTGTCTCCATCGACATTGTCAGTGGCGTCCTGCGCCAGCCAGTCATCGACTACGCGAGTGAGCCGGAGGCCTACGTGCCAGACGCTTCGATCATCAGCGGCGTCCTCGACTCAATCCTGGTCACCTACTCGGCACCGCCTGTCGAATACATCCCGACGGTCGCGATTCAGTCTGGCGTGCTAGATCAGATCGTCGTGACCTACAGCACGCCACCAGACGAATACCAGCAGTCCATCACCATCCTTTCCGGATCCCTGACATGAGCAAGCGCATCGAGATCGTCACCCCGCAGTTGGTAACCCGCTACGCAGGTCGATGGAACCTCAAGGTAATGAGGCCCGATGGGCGCATCCGGGAGGAGCTCGACTTCAAGAACATGATTCTGAATTCCGGCCTGGATCAGCTCTGTTCGAACGCGGGCAATGTCGGCCAGGCCATCGTCGTGGGCAGCGGTAACACTGCGCCGGTTGCAACGCAGACCCAGCTTGCGGCGCTGGTTGCTACGCAGAGCCAAGGCTCGTCGCCGTACTACACCGATCAACTGCAGGCGACGGCGCCGTACTACGGGACTAGCGTCGTCACCCGCCAGTTCGCAGTCGGCGCGGCGGCCGGAAACTTGACTGAGATAGGACTCTGCAACGGCGCGAACCAGACTTCGCAGCCGCTCTTCTCGCGTGCGCTGATTCTGGATGGGCTCGGGCAGCCCGCCGCGCTGACGGTCCTATCGGACGAGATTCTGATTGCGACGCACTACTGTCGTCAGTACGTCCCAACCACCGACGTTAACGGCGTGGTGAACATCTCTGGGGTGAATTACAACTACACCATCCGTGCCGCTGAGTGCACCTCCGCGAACAGTGGCTTCCGGCGCGTGCTTGACCCGCTTTCGATGAGGCAACGGCAAGGCGGCGAAGTCGGATTCTCGGCATCCACGCAGACGCTTGGGCCAATTACCGGGATTCCGGCCGGCACAGCCAGCACCGTGCTCAGCGCGCAGTTCACCGTTGGTGGATACACGGCCGGGAACTATTACCGCGACATCACGATGAACTGCCCCATCGGTAGCATGAACTCCGCTGGCGGCATTGGCTCCATCGTGATCAACACGACCCGCGGCAGCTACCAGATGAGCTTCACGCCGGTGATTCCGAAAGACGCGACAAAGATCCTCCAACTGGTGTGGCGCTTTGGTGTGGCCCGTCTGTAGGCCGAGCCGATGATTCCCGAGAACAGACTCTCAACTTCGGCAATCGCTGCCGGATTCATCGAACAGACGGCACGGCCGAGCCTGCTCGTCGATTATGAGATGGGCGGCATCGCACTGAACGACGCAAGTCAGGGGTTGCAAGTCCAGCTGTGGACGGTGCGATACGACAAAGCGACCGGCGACGTGTTGCTTTCGGCGCCGTCGGCTCCCGAAACGGTCGCGTTCAACCGCCCAGCAGTGACGGAGCTAAGCCTGGCATTCGACCAGAACATGAATCCGTTCATCGCGTTCGTGCAGGGTGGGGCTGCGAAGTTCTGGTGGTATGACCCCTTGGTGCCCGGACAGGTGTTTGAGGAGTCGCTCATAGCGGCAGCGATCACACCGCGGTGCACCCTCGACGACAAGCGCGGCACCCAGACAGCCAATTCGGACATCATCCTCGCGTATGTGCGAGGCGGGGCGCTGTACTTCCGTCAGCAGCGCGATCGCTATCAGGTCGAGCGCTTGCTGCAGGGAGGCGTGAACGGTGGGCTGAAGTGGATTGGCATGAACGCCAACTTCCGCCTTCAGTTCGAGCTGGAAGGCAACGGTTCTGAGGATTGGACGCTGCCTGACGTCATCGAAGATCTGTGCGTCCGCGCTGGCCTCCGGCAGGACCGCATCGACCTGAACATGCTTGACTGGCAGAAGATCGTTCGCGGATACACGATCGGTTCCGCCTACCAGGCCGCGGGCATCTTGCAGACGTTGTCTTCGGTCTTCTTTTTCGACCCGGCGAGCGCGAACGGGAAGGTGGCGTTCGTTCCTCGGGGGCGCGATGCGGTGGCCACGATCACCAACGACGACATGATCGACGACGACGATGACGCCGACATCGAGGACAGCCGGCGCCTGGACAACATCGGCGTCCCTCGCGTTCTGCACCTGAACTACTACGACGTCGCCGGCGGGCTCAACACGGATAAGCAGCGCAGCGAGCGTCCGGAGGGCACGCGCGCCGATGGCGAGCAGTCGCTGCAGACGCCGGTGGTGCTGTCGGCCGACGAGGCGGCATCGGTGGTGGCGATTACGCACGGACTCATGGTCGAGCAGCAAAAGGGCGAGCTGTCGTTCGCGCTGCCGGACAACTGGCTTCGCCTCACCGAGTCGGACGCGGTGTTCGTCGAGACCAACAACAAGATGGTGCGCGCGATGCTCACGCGCGTGGAGACGGAGGACGGCGAGCAGCGCTACAAAGCGATGCGCGACCGCCAGAGCCTTTACCGCACGCAGGTGCAGGGGATTCCCGCAGCGCCGGTGAAGCGGCCGCCGTCGTCGGTCGCCGGCGCAACCGCGCTGGAGTTTCTCGACATCGCCATCCTGCGCGACACGCACGACCAGCTCGGCTTCTATGTCGCCGTGTCTGGGATCCTGCCGGCGTGGCCCGGTGCGCAGGTCGAGCTGTCGCTCGACGGCGGCGAGACCTACATCGAGAGCCAGAGCACGAACGCGAGCAGCATCATCGGCGAGCTGGTTTCCTCGCTTGGGCCGCATCCGCACGAGTACCCAGACGAGACGAACACCGTCCAGGTCTATCTCAAGACACCCGACGCGCTGCTGGAGAACACCGATCTCGCCGGCATGATGAACCGTCGGAACCGTGCGCTGATCGGCGACGAGATCGTGGCGTTCGGCGATGCCGACGAGATCTCACCGGGCACGTGGGATATCTCGCACCTGCTCCGCGGCCGGAAGGGTACTTCCAGTGCCGGCACGCATGCGGAGGGTGAGCGCTTCGTGCTGCTCGACACGGCGATGTTCATCCCCGCCGACCTGTCCTGGCTCAACCGCACGCTGACGTTCCGCGCCGCGACGTTCGGGCGGCCGCTCGACGAAGCGACCGTCGCCACTGTCGTGTTCGTCGGTCGATCGCAGCGCGAACTTGCGCCGGCCTACCTGCAGGCACGGCGCGATGGCATCGACGCCGTCGTCAGCTGGCAGGGCGTCGGCCGCCTCGGCAGCAGCGTGCACGTCGCGCTGGGCGCGTACTTCGCCGGCTACCGCCTGACGCTCACCGACGGCACCACCACGCGCGAGATCGATACGGCTGCCACCACCTACACCGGGTCACTGACCGCGTTCACCGGCCCGGTGACGGTGCGCGTGCAGCAGCGAAATCAACTGACCGGGCTCGGCCCGTACATCGAGGTCACCATATGACGACTCCCAGCAACGGAATTCCGTATGTGCCGGAGAACACCCAAGATCCCGCCGCAGGGTTGAATCTGTCGCTGAACGTGCTGGACGCACTCCTGCAGACCTTCGTGCTCGACATGGACCTGACCGCGCCGCCTGGAAGTCCCTCCGACGGCGAGATGCACATCGTCGCCACCGGCGCGACCGGCGCTTGGGCGGGGCAGGCCAACAACCTCGCGCGGTACGTTGCCATCAGCACCAGCTGGCAGTTCTACACGGCGGGCGACCAGGTCCGATTCGTGTTCAACGTCGAAGACGGCGGCCTGTACGTCTGGCACAGCGGCGCGTGGGCACTGCTGGCGCAGGTGACGCCGTAAGGCGGCCGCTCTTTCTCAGGCCCTGAGATGGCCCGGCGTACGATGCCCGGCATGTTCGAGTGGACGCATGCCTATATCGGCGAGGAAGGCCCCAAGACCAGCTACCGGCTGGACGGGGTGGAGGTGGCCCGGCTGACGCGGCGGGTCGATCAAGATGCCTGGATTGCCCTGCTGAAGCAGCACCGGGTGGCCGAGCCGCGGATCACGCGGCAGTGCTCCAGCTTCGAGGCCGGGCAGCGCGGGGTTGAGCTGTGGGCCGAGCGCCACCGCGACCGGCTCCAGGTCGACGTGGACAAGATCAACGCGCTGCGACGGCAGAAGCAGGCGCGGATTGGCGGCCGGTCAGAAGGATAACCGCGCTGACCGTTCTCACTCCGTGCGACGATCGGCAGGCACGCTGCGCGCCTCCCCCGGAGTAACCGCCATGACCGAAAAGCTCGCCTGGGCCGCGATCGAGCCCCGCCTCCGCCAGCTCCGCATATCCGCCGACGACCTCAAACAACGCTTCCCGGACGAAGCGGACTTCATGCCGCGGTTCGCGGATCTCGCCGACGACATCCTCGAAGCGGCCAACGATAACTGCTACGACGACGCGAGCGTGCGCATCACGGACATGCTAATCGAGCTTGGGTACGTGCGCGAAGAAGAGCGGCAACACTGATCAAAAAGTGACGCCTAGACGACGCGCGCCCTCGTCGAGGTACTCGTGCAACGGCCCCTTAGCCGCAAGATAGCGACTATCGCCTGCATCGCTGGTGCGATGAGCATGCTGCACCAGCTGCGTGAAATCGTCACCCGAGTCACCTCGGCCTAGCCATGCCAATGCAATCAGTTCCGCGCGGGCATCCGGCGATAACGTCTGGATGAACTGAGTGATTTCGGTGGTTGCAGCGCTTACGGCATCCAGCGCGCCACTTTGTGCATCGGCCATGGTCACGAATTCAGGCCTGTCGATTTGGTCGCGGGCCAACGACATATCGCGCACTTTGCGGATCGAACTGGGGGTCAGGTCCTTCAGCATGGAACTCTCCTTTACGCGGCAAGGCGGTGTTCGTAGTAGGGGTGACGCTTGTCGTCGAAGATCGCGTACAGAGCGGCGAGATTTCCCGCTTTGGGATTCAGCCACGCGTCGACATGCTCGGGCTTGATGTTGATGATTGTCCGATCGTGGCCAGCCTCTGCGACTTCGGGCTCAGGCTCGTCGGTGATCGCCGCGAACGAGTAGAGGTCCGGCGCACCCTTATAGCCGGGTGACCGATTCCACAGGCAGGCGATCAGCATCGGCTCCGCCGTTTTCGGCGTGAA